ATCATTGCGCTGCCTGCCATACGCATTGCTTTAGAGGGGTCATCAAGCGCCTCATGCGGCATCGGTACTCCGCCCATTTCTTCTCTTGCTTGTCCCATTATCTCGTAAAATTTTGCAAATTAGGAGGGGAAGGAGGCGTACCACGCAAGCCTTGGCGTAGTATCGATCCCGTTGTATAAGGCACAGGTTGTTCACCTGGCTCTAGTAAGTCTAACGGCAACACATCCCCTGCCATACGACTTCTCGGACCGGGGGAACGAATATCCGCAAAAGATTCAACACCTGGATCGAATCCTCTTGCAAGCAATGCTTCATTGGTGTCAAGGCCAGGTTCAGAGGGAATGTCATTTCTCCTCAAGCCGAACATGTAACCAGCTCTAGTCGTGGGTTTTACCATGTCGCCTGAACTGGTTGCTTGTTAACGACCACACCTGGTATCGAGTCAGCGTATGAGCGCGTGACTTCTCTCATATATGCAGGATTATTCAACTGGTAGCGGGGATCGTTTTCGCCTGTGTATGAAACAACTAGATCACATGGTGTGTGTTTTTCTGCTCGTTTCATATTAAACGGATCACTAAAGCCTGCCGTCAGAAGCTGATAGTCGTTGTACATATTCCTGTACGTGACAGGAAACGATTGGCTATATCCGGGTATCGCCGCAAATCGCATCAGTCCATCAATTCAGGTGCCTTAAAAGCACTTTGCAGTAGTCCCAATACATTTATAGATTTGGGAGCAGCTGGTGGTGCAAGAGCACGGGTAGCTCCTAAACCACCGCCGATGTAGCTTTTTAAAAACTCGGAGTTTTTCTTCTCAGATGTTTCATCAGTAGCTTTACTATCCACCGGAGGAGGAGCAGTGGGCTCCGGCATAGAAGTAGAGACTCCTGCGGCTTGCTGAGCTTCTGGTAAATATTGCTTATACGCCCCAGACTTATAAACTGACCAGGCCCCTAAACCTTGCGAATCAAGAATTGCTTTCGCTGCCCGCACATTGGTTTTGGGGTCATACAACTCCTCGTTAGCTCTAAGCCCCAAATTTTTGCGGCGCTCAGCACCGAGCATGTAGCCCGGTTCATCAATCATGTTGATTTGATAGAGACCAAATGAATAATCACCTGTGCTCCTGTCGGGATTCAAGGCTCTCGGATTCAAGCCGGATTCAGCTTGGCTGATCGCGACCATGGTAGGAATTAAATCCTCTTTTACTCCTTCCTGTCTGAGGAGCCCAGCAAGCTGAGATTGCGATACCTGTTTAGCCATATTATCGGTGATTGGTTTCGAGAATGAGGCGGGTGCCGACAGCAACATCAGCAGGACCAGGAAGAGCCTGGATAAATTCAGCACCTTCCCTGTTAAACCTGTAACGAGCTTGCTCAGGATTTCTGTAATTAGGTACATATAAATGCAACGCCAAACGATCAGTCTCGTACATATAAATTTGCGTCCACGTCTTCAACGTCTCCTTGAAGTCCGTGGTTGCGATAGTACGATCAACGTCGCCAGCAATTGACTCAACTCGTCCACGTGGAACGGTTGAGTTATTCATAGTGCCAGTCATGTCGGTGCGCTTTTCAGCCTCGTCACACCGCTCAACCTGCTCAACAATCTTGGAATACCAAAACGAATCTGGTACGTTATCCAAAGCCTCTTCCAATCGTGCCAAGTCGCCAGCAGGAATCGACGTAGTGTTGTACCCCAAATGCCAGCGTACTTTTGACTTTAAGAAAGTATCAAGCTTCATTAATGCTCACCTTCGCATTAGCGTGCAAAGACTATATGCACCAATAACAGATTAACACGCGCCAATAATCACTCGACACGCACAAGATTTTCTTTGAAAATTTCTTCCCAATCCACACGCTTTACTCCTTTGAGTTGCTCAAGGCGTGAGAAACGCTCACCGGGAAGAGTAAGTTGCAAGTCTTTGATGTCGCGTGCAGTCTTTAAACCAACTCCTGGCAGAGCATCTGCAATCTGACGTGCTGAAGCAAGATTGATATTTACGCGAGTGTCAATAGGAAAGGTTTCTTTCTTGGAAGGCTTGGCTGGCTTCACGCCCTCTGCAGCAAGAGACTCGGTCAGCCGCGTTTCATTACGCTCCTGCTCCATAGTTGCATCGAGGTGCGGAGTCAGATCATCCTCGTCAATATAAATTACTTCTTCATTCGCATCTAGACACATAAGAATTCCCTCTCCATGCTGAGAGACGACCTCAACTAATCCTCCAGTGATACGGTTTTGATAGAGCATGACTACCTTTAATTACTGATATAGCCTACCAAAGTAAATACTTACAAGCAATAAAAAAGCGGGTCGTGGTGACCCGCCGCATAAAAGAGGTAACAGAAAATCAGCTGTCGCTACCGCCCACTTGAGAGGCGAAGTCCAGCATGCCAACAATGTCATTGAAGGAAGCTGCAGCTGCGGGACGCAGATAGTTAACACGAGCGATGATGTAGGCAGCTTTGCCAGCATCAGCGTCGGCGTCAGAGATGAACACACCGTCACCATTAGCAGCGCCGGTGTTTGCCACAGCGTTCATGTTGAAGACCTTGAACGTCAAATCAGACGTGGTCTCAAACATCATTGCATCAGCAAAGTCAGCACCAGTGTAGGTAGAACCTGAGTTGGTGATGGAGGTCAGGAAAGGAGCATGACCAGCAGAAACGTCACTGGTGCCCTGAGCGATGCCGGAAGCACCGATGGTCAGGCTTGCGCCGGCAGCACGAAGGCCGTTTGTGACGGTAGAAGAAGGCAGACCAGGGGCGCCAGAGTTGTCGCCACCTAAGCAGAGAACTTCGGTGTTGGTGCCTTGAATGTCAGCGGTCAGCGGAGAAGCGGGGTAAGAGGGCTCACCAGCGCTAGGGCTGTCTTGACCAATGGCGAGGGAAACGCCATAGATGAAAGCAGGACGCTCGGAGCTGGCTTGAACAACCAAGGAAGTACGATCATCGCGCACACGATCATCAGGACGACGATCGGGAGAAGGGACAATCAGATCCAGGGTTTTGAAGTCAGCTTTAGTACCGGACTTATTGGTAATTTTGGCGTAACCAATAAGCTCGTAAGCCTCGATGCCAGGCCAACCATAAACACCTTCGGTGTTGTAGGAGGACAGGCGGTTAATTTGATTACCAGGGTGCAGAATAGCGCCCTTTTCTTCGGTGTAAGATGCCATTTAGTTATACCTCCTCAAGGATCGACGATGGTAAAGGCAGTAGTCACGAAGTCCTTATTCAGGTTCGCGAAACCTGCATACAGCTGCCAAATGAGGATGATGAAGCGGCTGAAGTCGTCGTTGTTGTTGATGAGAACTTGAGCGTTCGGGCCACCAATACCAACGCCAACTGCCTGAGGACCGAAGAACAGTCCGGGAGGAGTTGAACGACCAGTAACAGCACCAGCACCGTCACCGTAGTTAACGGTTGCGGTCTTGCTAGGCATGTTGGTGGTCTCGAAGAAACGAACACCTTCAAACACAAAGCCGGAAGGCATCACAGGTTCGCCAGCCACAAACTGGGCTTGGCCGTATTGGCCACCTTGGTACAGAGAAGCGTTGGGGGAAGCCATACCCATCAGAGGGTTGGGTGCGCCCATGCCGGGGTAACGAGCAACCTCGCGGAAGCCTTGATCAGCACGCAGATCCTTCATGAAGGAGGGATCAGCAATACAGCGGTAGTAGCCATCCTGGAAAACAGGGACGTTACGCTTACGCAGGCTCTTGACAACCTCGAGGAGGTCGGTCTTAACGTTGAACTTATAGCGCTCAGCAGCGAATTCAGCAGCGGTATAGGTGTCGACGGTGACGCCAGTCTTACCTTTGCCGTTGGGGTAGTAGAAACCACCTTGGGTATCGCTTGCCTGACCACGAGACTCAGACTTGAAGAGCTCGTCCAGGAACACCCGATCGCGCCAACGACGATAGTCGTCAAGCAGGGTCAGCGAACCGATGGACTGGTGGAACATGTTGAGGTTCCCGGTGTCCAGCAGAAGACGCTGAGCGGTCAT